TTTCCGTTTTGGTTTCTCTGCCAACAAACGTCCGAGATTGTCCACTACAAATACTCCCCTCCGGACATGGTGGTTTACCTGGAACGCCGCTTGTTTTTCTATTTGCTGATCCCATTGAACGAGGTTTTTATTTATTTAGCACCAATTTTCCATATTGTAGCGAGACTAGATCATCAAGTTCAGTTCTATTTACAATGTATACTTGAGTTCCCAGTTCTTCCCAAGTATATTGCCTGTACTCACCATGATGAAAGTTAAGACCACGAAATCCCCAGGAAAATATCTCTGTCACTGCAACAAGGGGATGTTGATCATATTCAATATTCGGGGTTTTTGCATAATATTTAAAAGTACAAATATTTCCCTCTTCTGGTATAGGTGTTACTGTATCATTCAAAGCATACATTATAAGTTCCATTCTATCTTCAACATTTGTTTCCGATTGAATGTCTTGTATTATTGGTTCTATACGATTCATTTGATACCCAGTTCGTCTTCTGTGATAATCTTAAATTCTAATTTTCTGTCATCACACCATTCTTTCGCCGCTTTCCATTTTGCCTGATTAACGGCATAAGTTTTCATTTCATATAAGTATGATTTTGTTTGCCTCTTTGGTTTTTTAGGTGGAGAACATTGTTTTTTGGGTTTCACTTCAATGACGTATGTTTTTATCTTACCGTCTTTTTCTTTAACCTTTATTAAATAATCTGGAAAATATCTATGAACGCGATTATCTATTGGCGAAATATATCCGATGCAAAATTCTTCTGATGCCCATGAAATTATGTTTTCATTGTGATCACACCAATAAGAAAATTTTCTTTCCCAACTACTTCTACAAATTATATTATTTGGATCTCCCTTATATTTCTCTGGATACGATGGTTTATAGATGCTTTTAATACTTTCTGCCATTTTCCATTATACATAATAATAACGGTTAAAAACTATTTATAGATGGCAAATCCAAAGCCAGTAAATCCCAGCATAAGAAAAGTAGAGGACATTAAAAGGAATTTATTGCATCCTGCATTAACTTCCCATTTTGAATGCTCTTTTGTCATTCCCGACTCATTTCCATCAGAGAGACAAGGTACGCCAAAAAGATTTATTGAGTTAGTTACTCCTGCAGATACGGATCTATTAACATTATCTTGTTCCGAAGCATCTCTTCCAGGATCTAATCTTGCTACCAATGAATTGAATAGTGATTTTACTGGAGTAACACAAAGACATGCACATAGAAGAATATATGATGATCGAGCAGATTTTACTTTTTATGTAAATAAAGACTACAATCAGATACTTGTATTTGAAAGATGGATGCAATTTATATCTGGTGAACAAGTAGCAAATTCATATGAGTTAAATCAGAGTTATCGTATGATGTATCCAAAATCATACAAAACCACAATGTTCATTACCAAGTTTGATAGAACTGCAAGGTCAATTACAGGACGTAACATCAATTCAAATGGAAAAACATATGCAAGTTCCGGAATTAAGTATACGTTCTTTAATGCATTCCCAGTATCAATAACATCGATGCCAGTTTCTTATGATGCATCAAATTTATTGAAATGCACGGTTTCATTTACATATGATAGATATGTAGTTGACAATTCAATAATCCCAGCAAGTCCTCCCAGCACACCAGCACAGGAAACAGCAAAAGGAGTTCCCGATCCAAACAAAAGTCAATATCCTCTTGGAGAAGATGTTCCATCAAAAGCACAACCACCAACACCACCACCGCCACCACCAGCAACAGGAGGAGGTCCGCCAGTTGGACCTAAACTCGCTCTTTTTGGAGGCAGAACTTTCAGCAGAAGAGACATTGAGGGTATGAGGAGACAGGGTGCATCAGAGGAATATATTAGAAGTCTACAAGCGAAGGTTGGTGACACTCCTTTCCGAGACCAATAAATAATCACACTGAAATATACTATAGGATATTATGCCTTTACCGAAAATTGCTACACCAACATATGAATTGGTTTTGCCTTCTACTGAGCAAAAAGTAAAATACAGACCATTTCTTGTTAAAGAAGAAAAACTTCTTGTCATTGCACTAGAATCTGAAGACACAAAACAGATTACTAATGCAATTAAATCGGTTATTAAAAATTGCATTTTAACAAGAGGAATTAAAGTAGAGTCTTTGCCGACTTTTGATATTGAATATTTGTTTTTAAATATTAGGGGGAAATCTGTTGGAGAGGTAATCGATGTTAATATCATTTGCCCCGATGACGGTGAAACAACTGTTCCAATTCAAATCAATGTTGATGAAATTCAGGTTGTGAAGAGTGATGATCATGATACAAAAATAAAATTAGATGATAGTCTAATGATGCAAATGAAATACCCATCATTGGATCAATTCATTAAGAGTAATTTTGATTTTACAGATGACAATGCTATGGAGCAATCTTTTGAACTGGTTGCTGCCTGTGTAGATCAAATCTTCAATGAAGAAGAAGCGTGGTCTACTGCTGATGTGACAAAGAAAGAATTGTTAGATTTCTTGGATCAAATGAACACATCGCAATTTAAACAAGTTGAAAAGTTCTTTGAGACAATGCCAAAACTTTCACATAAAGTTATGGTAAAAAATCCAGAAACAAATGTAGAAAGTGAGGTAGTTTTGGAGGGTCTGTCGAGTTTTTTCGCATAGGCATGGTTCATATGGACCTGCCTAATTATTTCCGCCTTAATTTTTCGTTAATGCAGTACCATAAATATTCATTGACTGAAATTGAAAATATGATACCTTGGGAGAGAGACGTATATGTCGAACTTCTCAGGCAACACATAGAGGAAGAAGAGTACAAACAACAGCAGAATGCCAACAACAAGTACTAGAGAACAAATAGATGAAAGAATTCTAAGAATAATCGGTCTCGAAGACTATGAAGTCGAGATGGATTATTCTACTTATAAAAGTGCTATTAAAGAGTTCTTATCTGCTGTAGATAGAGGAAAGAAAGTAGATAGTGGAGAAGTTGAATTAGTATCAACAGAGTTTAAAAGAATAAAAAGGAAGCAAGGTAGATTTAGAGTAGAACCAAAAAAGACAAAGATATCTGCAGAATCACTAGGTATTGGTGGTATTAAAAAACAAACTGGGGCAGTACAAGGAAGATTGATGCTTCCCCCTGGTGGTGGTGCGCTTGCTAAAACAAACGTCGATGCAATATCAAAAGAAGATGTAGGAGAAAATCCTTTAATCACTATTAGTAAGACTCTTGATTCGATATTAGCAACTTTAGTTAAGATTGCTGATCAAAGCAAAGACTCTGCAGAAGCAGAAAGAAAAAAAGCAGAGCAGGATAAGAGAAAGAAGAGGGAACTTGGATTAGAATCAAAAGTATTTGAAGGACTTAAAAAAGCAGTATCGACTGTAACAAAACCATTTCAAAGCATTTTTGATAAAATAATTAAATTTATTATGTTTACTTTGATCGGAAGAGCAGTAGTTAAACTGTTTGATTGGTTTAGTGATAAAAAGAATAAGGATAAGATACAAAGCATCTTCAGATTCCTTAAGGATAAGTGGCCACTTCTCTTAGCACTGTATTTAAGATTTGGAACAGGATTCGGAAGATTCATTGGCACACTAACAAATCTTTTAATAAAAGGTGCGGTAAAACTTTCGATCGTTATTGCAAAACTTTTAGCAGCAAAGAAAGTAGCAGGTGCTAGACGTATTGCTAGTTTCCTTAGCGGTGGAAAAGGAAAACTTTTAACTGGTGCTTTAAGTATTGGTGCCACTGCTTTAACTGTAGGGGCAACCTCAAATGCAATTAGTAATTTTGGAGGAGTAGATCCAGAACCATCCCAATCTGGATCTGAAAAACCACCAACGCCAAAATTTAATGGTGGTGGTTTGATGAACATTGGGAGAATGTTCAGTGGCCTTGTGAAAGGACCTAAAGGAAAAGACAAAGTTCCTGCAATGCTTACTGACGGGGAATTTGTGATGTCGAATGGTGCTGTTGAGAGATATGGAGTTGACACTTTAGAGTCAATGAATGCGGCAGGTGGCGGAACTAACATCCCAGAAATATCGATGGAAGGTGTGACTTATGCTTCTGGTGGTGGATATATTGGAGAAGATGCTGGTAAGGAAAGGGTAAGAGATCCATTACTTATTAAGAATTCTAGAATTGATGCAACAAAAATATCATCTAGTCCTGTTACAAGTCCTAGTAGTTCAGTTGATTTAAATGCAAATGTAGGAGATTTCGATATTGATGTAAGAGTGTCTGAGTTAATGAAGAGTACTAGTCCTGGTAAAATTGCAAATTACGACAAAGAGTATGGAAGAGGTGCATATGAAAGAAAACTTCGTCAGAAATTGGAAAAAATTTACTCTTCATCAAATAAATCAGATGCATCTCCGCCGCCTGTTGTAAAAACCACAGGTCCACTTAAATCAGATTCATCTCTGCCACCTGATATAAAAACCACAGGTCCACTTCTGGGTAGGATGGCGATGAATCTTCCTATTGGTGGTATGATTCGTGATGTATTTGGTGCTTTGAAGAAAAAAGAGATTAATCCACAAACTATTTTGGAGGAAATAAAATCCAGAGCAAAGAGTATGGCAACATCCATGGGTGGAACGGTTAAGGATGGAAATATAGGAACACCAACAGCACAAGAACAAAAAGACTTTGATACTCTTGCTGCAAGCAAAGCAAAACTAAAGAGTTCCTCCTTTATGGGAACACCTAAACAAGATGATTCTGCATTGAGAGCAGAATATTTGGCAATACAAGACGATCCACATCACCCACTCCATACAAAAGTGAGAGGTGGATATGATGTTGATGATTTTGGAATGTCTTTTTCTGAATTTAAGAGATTTAAAAAAGGACCACAAGTGCAGTCTGCTGCAACAACATCCCCGACAAAACATTTATCTTCTTCTAATCAAAAAAAATCCGCGCCAAAGATTACTCCGATTCCGATGGCAAAACCAGAAACTTATGCTGCAAAAATGAGTCGGAGACAGAAAAATAAGCGTGGTAGTGGAGCGAGAGGACAAACGGCACCAAGTCCTTCACCTACTCATAGCAGTGGAACTTCATTGGCACAGGCAACACTGGGAGTTAAGCGATAATGGCAAATCTAATTCCATATGGAAAGGGCGAGTCATCAATCGTCAAACCAAAAACTAATATTTCTAAAGCACTTGTTAAAATATCAAAAGTAAAGAGTGATGGAGGTAAAATTGTTAAGAGTTCTAATATTAATATTTTAGAATCAATTAAACAAAAAGTAATTTCTGTCGATACTATTTTAAAAAGTTCTTTTTTAACAAAAAAGAAGATACAGGAAAAAGATAGAAAGGATGAAGAGAAAGAAGAATTTAAAGCAAGAGAAAAGGCACTAGAAAAGAATAAACCGAAAGATGTTAAAGGCGTCAAAGTGCCAGCAGCACCCAAACTCGGGTTGTTTGGGTGGATAAAAAGATTCCTTTTTAACACTCTTTTAGGGATTATTGCAGTAAAGTTATTACCTGTTGTACCAGATTTACTAAAGATATTTCCTAAGATTGTCTCTGCTGGAGAATTCATTATGAATATCTCTGGAAAACTTTTGGATGGATTTGTAACTTTTGTTGATTGGGGATATAAAGCACTTGACGGAACAAAAGAATTTTTAAAGAATGTTGGTGGTGAGGGACTAGCAGAGAATTTTGATAAGTTCACTGGTTTAATGGGTACGTTAATTGATGTAGCGATAGTGACTGCTATCGCAACTGCATCTTCGGGTGGTGGTGGTGATGGTCCTGGAATTGGTGATGGACTTGGTAAGAAATTAGGCGGAAAGATAACTGGAACTCTAGCAAAAGGAGGTAAACTCACTGTTGCTGGAACTGCCTCTGTAGTTGCTGGAGCAGGATTACTCGCATCTGCTTTAGGTGAGGGTGCTTTCCAACTTAGAGGTAAGGGTAAGGAAATAGAAGAGGGTGCTAAAAAGAATTACGAAAAACACAAAGATAAATGGAAAATAGATCCAAGAAGAGCTTTTAGTTGGGCAGTTTTTCAAGCATCAAGATTTGCTAATACAAGTCTAAGCTTTACTGGATTTTTACTTGACCTTGTTGGTGCTCCCTTTAGATATGCAATAGAACTTCTTCGTTTTCCTTTCTTAAGTGAAAAGGATAAAGAAAAACAAGCAAATAATCTTGCTAAATTTGATGCAAGAATTCGTGAAGATGTAAGAAAAGCACTGAATATGTTGACTTTGGGTCTTGCATTCAAAGAAAAAGGTTCTTTCGGAAATATTTTTGGTAATGACAAATCTCAAAAAGAGATGATGAGTAAGATGGCGGGCGGCGGTAAACCTGCTACTAGAGGTGGAAAAGTTGTTGGTGGGAAAGCAAAAAGGTCTATAAAAACTAGACAACAACCACAAAAAATTCTAGTATCCCAACCAAAAGTTAATCCAGGAAAATCTATTGGTGGCGAAAAAGTAGTCAAATCAATATATCCAGATACTTTAGATAAAAATAACAAAAAAGCAAGTGTGTATGATGTTCTTGTAGAAACTCACGACCAATACAGAAAATCAGGAAATCTTGGTTCTCTAATTGCTTTGGGACTCAAAACAATATTGGGGGACAAACCATCTAAAGCAGACTACGATGGTGCTGGTGCTGGTCTCAATAACTGGATGAATAAATCGATCGCATCTGGTAGACTTGAGTATTTTGGTGGTGGTCAAGTTGACTTGGCAAGCATCTCTTCGGGAGGAAATTATAGCAAAACACTTTCACAATCTATTGAGAGAAACATATCAAAAGAAGTCAATAAAGCTATCAAGAACTTTAAAGATCGATTGATTAAAATAGATCCTTCATCTAAAAATCGTGACTTAGAGGATAGACATAAACAAACTGGTTTGAAACCATCAGAAATTAGTGGTGCTGATTTGAATTTAACACAAAAGCAAGCATTTGCGACGGTGTATGAATTGGCAAAGAAATATAATGCAAAATATCCTGAGATTGTTGCTGCTCAGGCAATGCATGAGACTGGATATATGGAT